ATGTCAGCGAAGAGTTCAGGATGGGACTTCTCTAACTGGGCAACTTTCTCTAATTTGGCAGCTCTATTGAGATAGTAACGTTTGTGAGCGATTCTTTGTGTCTCTTTAGCTTTGAGGGCGACTTTGCATTCATCTAAAGTTGCGAGGTTTTGTAGTTCTTCCCAAGATTGGGCTTCCCAACTATTCTTCTTCTTCATCTATATCACCTCCTTTTGATTGGATTTCGCTCTATGAGCGATTGTATCAATCCTCTCTAGCTACTTGCTTTAAGTACATTGCGAAATCATCGAATAGCTCTTTCTTTGATGTCTTTGCGTATTCTTCTTTGAATTGGTGTTCCACTTCGCCAGCGTAGTCATAGAGAGCTTCGCTAATGTCTCTGATTAAGTTAACCACGTAAACATATCTACTCACGATGTTCACCTCCTTATATAGGATTGATATGCTTGAGCAAATACATTAATCCACTCAATTATATCTAACATATATCTTTGCCCAGGCACCCCCCTATCGCAAAGCAGACTGGTCCACTAAATGCTCATCCCCAAATTTACAAAAAAATGCAGGGGGCCAAGCAACCACCAGAAACTGGCGTGATACGCTAGACAAGGTCCTTTTGAAACGTGACCGTTGCATAACCACCAAAATCACGTTATAATATATACATATACTAGATAGAAGGTCTAGACGTATGGCAGGCAAAGTACAACTAACGCTCATCTATCACGAGATAGTACGGCGTATGCAATTACGGCAAACGCCTGAACAGATCGCACAAGCGATGGGCATCCCCTTAGGGACGCTCCGGCAAACGTTAGCGCGGCCTGACTTCAAGAAAGTTGCTGCTCAACGCGTAGAGCAGACGTACGAGGGTTTCGACCAAGTCGAGAAAGACAAGGTGCGCAACCTACATGACGAAATCGACAACGCGGCCGAGAAGAGTATGGACCGCCTTAAAGTCCTACTCGATAGCTCAAGTGAATCAATCCGCATGAAGGTCTCACACGACTTCCTAGACCGAGCCGGATACGGTAAGAAGGAGCCCGATGCGCCTCAGCTCATAGTTCAAGTGAACCCCATCGATGCTGAAGCAATCGCTACGGCTATGGCGCTTGAACGCGAGGGCGTGAAACGTTTAAAAGGCAAGGACCCGCACTTGCTTGCCCAACCAGCAAGTGACGTAAAGAGACATCCCTTTGTAAAGGAGATAGATGGAAAGTCTGAAGACGCAAGTCCAGGAGCTTCCGAACCAGGTAAGAGCAAAAGCTGAGGGAAGCCTCTTCTTCACAGGACAGGCTCTCCTCGGCTATGACAAGCTGACTCCCCATCTGCACTTCGAAATGTGTAAGGTCATGGAGGCAGCCGAGAAGTATAAGCGCGTCTTGATGCTCGTACCTCGCGACCATTACAAAACCACCGTCTGTACCATCACTTATCCCACGTGGCGCTCCATGCGTAATCCAAATGATGCGGGTCTCGTCGTCCTGAATACGATGACGAATGCTCAACGTAAAATCGGAGTCATACGAAAGCATTGGGAGAACCGACCGCTACTCCGCTCACTCTATTGGGACAGGCGTCCCGAGCTCTCGGACCGGTGGAACAAAGACGAGCTCTGCTTGCCGCGTGAGAAGGACCGTGACGAAGCGACATGGACTGCTGCGGGCTACGATACCCGCGTCACTTCAGGTCACTTCGATTACATCATCTATGACGACGTAGTTGACGAAGAGACTTACGAGTCAGCAGAACTGATGGCGAAGTTAGAAGCACGCTTTGAGCAACGAGAAGGCCTACTCCGACCACCTGTCGAAGAGAAGCCAATCATAGTCGTCATGAACCACTGGTCAACCATCGACCTTGCGTGTCGCATCATCGAGAAGCACCCTGAATACTACGTCTATTACCGCCAGGCCATCGAGGATGGCGAACCTATATTCCCCGAAATGTATACCCTCAAGTGGCTACTACGCAAACAAGAGGTTGACCCCTACTTGTTCGCGAACCAGTGGATGAATAACCCAACTGACCCCTCGGTCGTTGAACTAAAGCCTGGTTGGCTCCAGTACTACAAGCGTGGCGACAACGCTGTAATCATAGGCTTGAACGGAGACCGTGAAAATGTTCCCCTTGGCTTCATGAACATCTATATGACGGTTGACCCGCGTCACACACTCGCGAACACACGTGCGGAAAAGCTCACCTCACGGAACGCTATAACCGTGGGTGGCATTGACCACCACCGTCGCCGCTTCTTACTCGAGGAATGGGCAAGCCGTTCAGGTCCCAGCGAACTCGTCAAGAAGATGCTTGAGATGTGGCAGAGGTGGAGACACTTCGGAATAATCTCGTGTGGTATCGAATCATTCGGATACCAAGCAGCTCTTCAACCTCTAGCTCTCGAGATATGGCGCGACGAAACATATAAGCCTAGGCTCGAGCTACTACCTCGAGACACTACTAAGAGCAAAAATAATCGCATCCGGGGTGGGACGGACTTCTTCGCAGAGGACAAAGCTTTCATTCATCGCTCTCATGTATACTTCAAAGAGGAGTACGACACGTTCCCACACGGTCGTACGAAAGACGTACTTGATTGTTGGGCTTGGCTCATGCATATGATGGACCCTCCAGGAACCGCGGACGACCGGCGTGCAGAGGAAGAGCAGGACCGTGCGTATATGCAGAGCTTACGCTCAAGGGCAAGAATCTGATGCCTAAGAAAACTGTAGGAGGCAAAACTTACCACAGGGTACGTGGCAAGTGGCGCCCAGTAAGTAAAGGAGGTAAACGTGGCAAAAAAGGAAGGCGCAGTTAAATATAGGGGTACGAAGCCCCTTGGCCCAACAGGGCATGGAGCAGGCTTCCTACCTGAAGATTATTGGGGCAGGCCTAAGGCCTATGCAGGGCGCCTCTCACCTTCACAGAAGTCACGCGTCATTTCTCAAGTCGGACGCACCAATCCTAATCTAGTACAGCTCCCCAAGTACTTCAACAAGATTTATGGTTTCCTGCCTAGTGAGGGCCACAAAGGTGGCTATAAGTAATGGGACGCGTAATTAAACTTGGCGATGCCGAAGCTTCGCGCTTGATGGACTACCTCAAGAACGAAATCGAAATCGCAGACCGAGAAGTCCTTAAGCCCCTCCAGGAGAAGCGCAAAGCGTGGGACGCTCAGTACTATGGAGAAGTTGAACCTCGTCTTTACGACTGGATGTCTAACTTCCCCGTCTTGATGGGCGCCACATTTACAGACGCTATCACGGCTCGCCTCTTGAACACGACCTTTGCTTATAAGCCTTTCTATACCGTTGAACCAATCGCGAATAGTGAGTGGACGAAGGTTGCCAAGTCCATCGAAGACTACATGGAGTTCAAGATACGAACCGAGATGAAGATGTACCGAGAGATGCGTAAGACCATGTTCGAAACGACTCGACTCGGTACTGGTGCTCTCCTTACACCTTGGGTACGCATCGAACAAGAAACGACCACGAGTATTCTCTTCTGGAAGCGTAGAAGTAACATCGTGTATCAGAATGGCATTATGGCCAAGTACCTTCCCATCCGCGACCTACTCACCCCTGGAGGCTACTCAGAACTTGATGAGCTTCCATGGTGGGGACGTCGCCTTAGATGGTCTCTGAAGGATATAGAACGTCTACGCTTACAGAAGCGTTACGGTTACCTAGACGACGTAGAGAAGTTCATCGGACAAGAGGACGAGGACCAACGCGAGGCTCGAGAAGCGGCGGGTGAGCAGCCTGCCCAAGAGCCTCAGGTGGCAATCGTGTGGGAGATGTGGCTCGAGTACAACCTCAAGAAGGGTGGTCCCTTTAGGCGATACGTCGCCACGGTGCACCTTGAATCCGACAAGGTGCTCCGGCTCGAAGAAGACGACTACCCGTCCTGGCCCTTACAAATCTTCCGTTACGGACCTCGAGATTACGGTCTCTATGGCCTCGGTGTTATGGAGATGTCAAGTCCCTACGACGACGCCCTTTACGGTATATATAATACGCTCGTTGATAACTTCAAGATAGCGACACTCCAGTGCTTTAAGGGCAAGAAGGGTGTCGGCTTGCACGACAAGACGAAGATTTACCCAGGAAAGCTCTTTCTTATGAACGACCCTAACAGTGACCTCATGCCCTTCCCCATGGGCACTCCTTTCGCTATAGATGCGGGGTTTCCCAGACTCATCTGGGACCTCGGAGAGAGGCGTTCCGGCGTTAGCGATTATGCACTCGGTCGCGAATCGCCTATAGTCGGCCAGCGCGCGACCGCGACTGGAACGCTTGCTCTGATACAAGAAGGTCAACGTCGCTTTGACTTGACCATTGGAGATATACGTGATTGCCTAGACAATCACGGAATGTTCCACCTTAGGACGATGCACAAGATGCTCCCAATGCAAGAGCCTTATATGGTCCTTGGCGAACGAGGCGCTTGGATGCAAGAATTTCTAAAGCTTCCAGCCAGCGACCCTTACATGGCCTTGCGTCTTAAGGCGGGCATTAGTAACGTAGCTATGAACAAAGAAGTCCAGAAGAACGACGCTCAAGCAACGTTTATGCTTCTGGGCCAGTACTATCAACAAATGATTCAGCTCTCCATGTTGCTCGCACAACCAAACATTGCCGCTACGCCTCTTACAGAGGTCATACAACGTATGATGCAGGCATCATCCACCAAGCTACAACGCGTGCTCGAAGCATATGGCGAGCTTTCACCAGAAATGTATGCGGATGTCACATCGCCCTTAACTCAGGTGCCTAGCGAACAGCTAGGGCAGCAGATGTCTGGGCCCGGCACCCAAATGCAAATGATGGGGATGAACCCCGAAGGAGGCACCGTTGGAGGCGCTCCTCAACCTAGAGTAGGAGTACAAGGTGGACAAGGAAGACAATAAAGACTATAAACTCGCACACGCGGAGATTCAGGACTTCGTTCAGCATCCCGTCTGGGTAGCTTGGAAGAAGATGCTCCTTGAGCGACGCAACGTGCTCATAGCGGAGGTCCTAGGAATGGACATCCCCCAATGCAAAGAAATCAATTTAATAAACGAGTTCCTGGGCTATCCAAAGACGCTCAGGAACGGACTAAAGGAGGAATAGTATGCCAGACCCAAAGGATAATCCACTTGATGTGGACCCCACCAAGGTCAAGCCGGGGGAAGAGCCCCCTGCACCAAAACCGGGAGAAGAACCTCCCAAACCAGGAGAGAAACCTCCTGAACCAAAGCCAGGTGAGAAGCCCCCAGCTCTCCCCGCCCTGGAAGTGAAACTCGAGGGGGAGGACGTTCCGGAGAAGTTGCGTGGCAAAACCGTGAGCGAGGCTTTACAGATGCTCGCGGAGACGGAGAAGACGAAGTCGAAGATAGAAGCGGAGAACGCTCAATGGTTACAACACTTCCAAGCAAGTACCGCAGCAGCAACCGCAGCTGAGCAGGCAAAGCTGCCTCAGTTCAATCCTCTCGACCACTTCAGTGAGGACCAAGTAACTGCCGTAGATGCAATCGTAGCAGCTAGAGCGAATCCAGTTCTAATCCCCATCGTAACGGGGCTTGGAGAAATCATGAAGGAGTTCACCAAGTCAATGCGTCCAGACTTCGAGAAGCACGAACCGGCGGCTACGAAGTATTACGAACAGATGCCTCTCGAGCACCGTCTGAACCCGAAGTACGGTTGGGATTGGTGTTACCGTATGGCTGTAGCTGATGCAATGGGAGGGCCTAAACCTCCTGAGGCACCACCTACACCAGGTCCTTCGTCTACAGAGACACCCGGTGCACCAGCCAAGTACACACTAACACCAGAGCAGAAACATTGGGCTAAGCTTCAGGGCCTCTCAGAGGACCGCTATATCGCTCTTATGACCCCGACCGTCCCAGGGGAAACGGAGGAGGAATAATGGGATACCTGGATGACCTACTTTCGACTATCAAGCAGCGTCCGGGCTACGTGTATCGTGCGATACATTTAGAGCCTGGGAACGTTGCAAGGAAGCAAGCCCGCGGCTACACATTTCTCAAAGCTGAGGACCCCGAGATAAAAGGGACAATCCTCGAGAAGATGCAAGGCGCGGACACACATATCACGATAGGCACTCTTGCGATCGCCAAAATCAAGAAAGAGTACTACATCAAGCATCGCAAGGCAATCGAGGCCAAGACCCGTAGGCGGTTAGATGCAATCAAGAAGGCCTATCTACAGGAGGGCGAGACGGTCAAGCGTCAGCTTGGGAAGTCTCACTCTCAAATATCCTTCTTTGCTAAAGAGGAGGATTAATCCAAGGAGGATAAACAATGGCCAGCTTAAAGAAGGCGGAACTTGGTAAGCTGCTTCATGGCCAACCTCCCGTCGTGTGGTCCGTTCCCGAAGGTCTAAATCAGACCTTCAAGGAGGGAGACTTCGTTTATAGAAACGGAGGCTACCTCGTCATCTGTGGTGCGGATCCCGCGTTAATCTTAGGAATCGCCCTCGAAGACGCGCACAATACTACAGCGGGTCTGTACAACATTCTCGTAGGGGTCTTCACTGAAGGCGCCCTTGTCGAAATGACTGTATATCACAGTACTGCTGGGAACAACAAGATTGAACAGACCGATCTTGGTACCAAGTACGGAATCGATGTCAGCGCTAACTGTTGGCGTGTTGATAAGACCGACGCGTCCAACACCCGGGTTCGTGTACAGCAGTTCGTAGACGAAGTCGACGAGGTGTCAGGACGGGTTCTTGTATCCGTTCTGGCGGCGAATAGGGAGGTGGCATAATGGCTAGCACACCAATGACCCGTCAAAACTTCTCGGACCTCATGTATCCGGGTTTGAATGAGGTCTATCTTCTTACGCACAAGTCGTACCCGGAGGAGTTCACGAAGTTCCTCAACATCGACCAAAGCTCGCAAAGGCAAGAGGAAGACGCCGTAGTCGCCGGCTTCGGACTCGTTCCTGAAAAGACAGAAGGCGACCAGCCAACGTTCGATGTCATCAAGGTTTCCGACAAGCTAGAGTATCTTCACAAGACCTACGTCCTGGGCTTTGAAGTTACCGAAGAACTATATGAGGACGAGCTTTACAATATCATCAAGCAGGGCCCTCGGGCTCTAGCGGTGGCTGTAAAGCAAACCACAGACACCCTCGGAACATCCGTGCTCAACAACTCATTCAGTGGTAGCTACCTCGGAGTCGATGGCAAGGCTCTTTGCGCAACCAACCACCCACAGAGCAAGGCTGGTGGGACTGTAGCCAACAAGCCCACCGTTGATGCGGACTTCGACCCAACTTCTTTAAACAGTGGTCTTGACACCTGGGAGACCTGGACCGATGACAACGACCTGCCTATCTTGATTAAACCCAAGTGGGTGGTAAGTAGTCCGGCTCAGAGGCGCATCATGACCCAGACCCTCGGAAGTTCACTCCAGCCCTTCACGTCCGACAATGAAATCAACGCCGTTAAAGAGTGGGAGCTAGAGAAGATGATTCTTCACTACCTCACTGACACGGATGCTTGGTGGATTCTCGGTCCGAAGGCGGAGCACTTCATGAAGTGGTTCTGGAGGATTCGCCCACGGTTCAGGAACTATGACGACCCCAATACCGGCAATGCTCGGTACCTAGTGCGCTTCCGTGCGTCCTACGGATTCACGCACTGGTGGGGTGTTTATGGTTCTTCAGGTGGATAAGGAAAACCTATAACGGGAGATGATAGGGCCTCGACACTGATGTCCAACGTAGGTGCGGGTCCTTCTTACCCCGTTTTCTAGGAGGAAACTATGGCAATCAGACATGGCGAAAGCCATTGCGGCAACGGGCTCGACTCTCGTGGTATTCACCACATACAGGGGCGAGCGGTTGCTGACTACCCAGGCTTATTGTCAACTGATGCGGTATCTGATGCTGGTACTAAGACGCAATGTTACTGGTGGATTGACTCCGACTTCGAAGCTCGCATCAACACTGCCCTCCCTACAGACCAGAATGCAGATGGTTGGAAGCTCGCTCGTCATGAGAAGAACTACGCCACAGCAGGCGGCGAAAGTAACTACACAGGCACCGGCTTAGGCCTTGCAGAAATCTCTGTAGGTGCTAAAGCCTCTCCAATCCTGGTCACACAGGTTGGAGCCCACTACGGTTTCCAGGCACACATGCAGCAGAACATCGCGATGACCGCTGCTACTCACGCGTTCGGCGGTCTTTATGTCACAGCTACGCACGGCAACGTAACATCCACAAACGGTTCACTCAACGCTATCGAAGTCTACGCTAGGAACCCAAGCACCGGACTCTTGTCCGGTTACATACGTGGTGCCCTCTTCATGATTTACTGCGCATCCGGTTCCAAAGCGAAGTACAAGATTGGGCTTCATGTAGATGTTCTCGACTTGGCAACCACGCACTACTCAGGTGGTGGGACCCAGGGCATCTTGCTCCAGATGAATATGACCAGTATCACCAACAACCAAGTTGACTGTATCCTCATCAACCAGAACAGTGCACAGTACGCCTTTAGCGGTATCACGTTTAAGGGCAAAATTGGTGCGACCGCAGGAAACGGAGCGTGTGTCAATTTCGTCGGCTCCGGCGATACTCAAGCAGAAGGTAACAAGCAGAACCTATTCAAGTTCAGAACAGGTAGTACCACGTACAAGGTAACACCCGCACAGTTCAAGTCAGCACTGGGTGCAAACTGCACAGCAATTTAACTGAGGTGGGGGAGCTTCGGTTCCCCCTTCCTCGACTAGGAGGTCTTATGAAGACATATAAGTTTGGCTTGACTGTTGGGGACAGGCTCAATGTAGGGTCGCTGTTTCCTGCAGAGGCGGGCATGCTCGCCCTCGCAACTATGCGAGACATCTCTGAGAAGGTTCGATTGACGAGGGAAGAGAGAGATTATTATGAGCTCAGGGACATCAATGAATGTCCGCACTGTAAGAGGCCGCAGTCCATCAAGTGGGATCCAGACAAGGAGCCGGTCGAGAAGGAGTTCGAATTCACCTCTCATGAGATGCGGTTCTTGCAACTGCGAATCCGCATACTAGATGATGAGGAGCGACTCCAACTGCCCGTCCTTGGGCTTGTGGACAAGGTTATGGAAACAACCGTCCCTAAAATAGACGAGCCAACTCTAACATCACCAAAGGGAGGCTGATATGGCAAAGGGACACACGTCCAGTGGCAAGTGTGTTGCAGCTGATATCGCGGCTATCGCTCAGGCATCTACTATCGTTGATGGTGTTGGCTTTACTAGCCAACCGTTCGAAGTATGGGACGTTCAGAAACTCGTTGTTCAGGGCTACGTAGAAGGAGAAGACGGAGCCGCTAACGGTGACGTCGACTTCGTGTTCGTTGGCTCGCTCGACGGCACTCTATGGGACACGATCGCTATAGCTACACTTACCATAACGATGGCTGGGACAGCTCAAATCGTAGAGTCTCTACAAATCAATGTTGAAGGCTATCACTCGATCAAGTTGCTAAGCATCCAGAACAAGGACGCTTCCAAGGACGCAGAAGCTGTAAACGTCCAATGGGGTAAAGCCTTTGGAGGTTACTAATGGCACTGTCACCGGACGAAAAGATTGCAGTCATAAAGAAAGGTTTCACCGACTCACTATTAATCGGTGATTGGGACTCGATAAAGGTCGGCTTGCTCTCAGACCTAGACAACGACAGTATCGACGAGCTCGTCAACGAGGTAGACAAGAGGGTCGACCTCGAAGACTCTAACATGGACGGCCACGAGAAGCAAAAGGAGGGCCTGCTAGCCCTCAAGGATGAGCTAATCGCACTTAAGACATGAACGGAGAAATAAACCCACGTGACGTGCCTGGGTCTTTCTTGCATGACCTAGAGACGCAGGGCGTTATCGTAGCCCGTGGTGTTGGTGTTAGCCGTCTAGGTGGCCCCCTCAAGATACGTCAGTGGTGTGGTATACCCAATAGAGCTGCTGACCCCGACACGACTCTTTGGGGGTCAACAGACGCAGGACGTATCTGGTTCAACGTCACAGGCACCGTTTACAAGTATTGGGATGGCTCTGCTATCCAAACGGTCTCTGTAGCCGGGCATAACCATGATGACCGTTACTACACCGAGACGGAAATCGACGCCCTCATCGCTCTTTACTACACCCAGACCGAAATCGACAACTTCTTCGAAGGCGAAGATGCCGGCAAGAAGCAAGTTCATTGGGACCGCGTCACGGACAAGCCTTCGTTCTTCGATGTACCGCCCGGCTGCACTATGATGTACGGTGCAGCTGCTGCGCCATCTGGTTGGCTGTTGTGCGACGGTACTGCGGTAAGCAGAACTACTTACTCTGCTCTGTTCGCCGTGATAGGCACGACGTATGGTGTGGGCGACGGTTCGACAACATTCAACGTGCCTGACGCACGACAACGCTTTCCCCTCGGTAAAGCTGCTGCTGGTACAGGAGCGAGCCTTGGAGACACTGGCGGGTCGATAGACTACACCCACGACCACGGCGTTGGAACATACGCTACGTCGN